TCCATTGTTCTCCAATATTAAATGGGCAGTTTACTTGGCCGTGCCCAGGGCCCTTATGCCCGAACTAAGCGGTGCACAATACAATTATACCCCAATGGGGTAGCATTGTCTAGTATTACTTGATTTTGATTGTTTTAGGTTTCTTATCTTCAGGAACAATACGCTCTAATGAAATTTTGAGCATACCGTTTTCCGCAACCGCACCAGTTACCTCAATGAATTCTGCAAGAGCAAATTCACGGATAAATTTTCTGGTAGCAATTCCACGATGAGCGTATTTAGTCTCATCCTTAGAATCCTTGATCTCTCCCTTTACGGTCAAGACTTGTTCCTTAATTGAAACATCAAGGTCTTCTCTAGCAAATCCCGCAACCGCCAGCTCAATAAAGAATTTATCTTCATCGTCTGTTGTAATTACGTTATATGGTGGATAGTTTGTGCCTGAAGCGTGGGTGTGGATTCTTGACAACTTGTCAAAATCACGATTGAACCCTATAAAAAATGGATCATTAAAAAAATCCATTGCGAATTGTGTTACCATTTTATTCCTCCTTTAAGCGAATAAATTAATATACGGGCCCCTAATGGCGACCCGTATATTATTATATCAAATGATTAAATTATTTGCCACAAGTTGGGCATTTGCCGTCTGCTGCAACAGCAGGTTTTACCGTTCCACCAGATTTAAACTTTGGACGCCCAAATCCTACAATTGAAACCATTACATTCTTTTTGTTTTTCTTATAAGCACGTAGTTTCTTGCAGGCTTCTCCGCCATTTCTCTGGCTTCCCTTTTTACCGTCTGCAGTAGTATTTCCTTCAATACACCATACGGTCCCGTCTTCATTATCCTCAATAACAATTCCGACATGAGAAATGCGGTCAACGCCATCAGAGGGGAAATCAAAATAGGCAATATCTCCTGGCTCAGGATCAGCAATATCTCCGTCAATCCAAGAGTTTGCTTTCTTAAATGCTGCTGCTCCTCCAGGTGTATATACTGTGTTTGGAATCTTGACTCCTGCCTCGTTTGCACACCAATTTACAAAACTTCCACACCAAGGTTGGAAATTTGCCTTGGTGTACGCTCCATATTTTGTCTCGTTGTCTTTTGGTCCCTCGATGTATCCTACTTGAGACTTTGCAACTTGAATTAAACGAGCAGCGGTTCCTGCGGGAGCCTTTGCTGTTTCTGCTGGTACTGGAAAATCTGTCATATTAATCTTTATCCCAATCTGTATCAACTGGTTGTTCTGCTGGCATAGCACCATCTGGTTTGTTAGCAAGACGTGCTCTTACTTCGTCTGCTTCAACGTCAGCTTTTAACTCGTTAATTGATAATTCTGATTCAAGCTTCTTATCTGCTTGCGTATTCTTTGCATCCATCTCTTTGTTATCAAGTTGAGCCTTCATGATATCTTTAGCTCCTGATTGCCCAATCAATAAACCTGCTAATGTTCCTGTAATAAATGTTGCAACTGATCCAAGAACATTGAAAAACATCTTATCGTTTTCTGATTGTGCTCCAATTGGTTGTGATACAAAAAGCAATCCGTATAGAATTCCTACTGATGTTAAAAACAAAATTGAACCTAGTGTTAATCCTAGGATAAACTTTAATCTTGCCTCAAGATCTGCTGGGGTTAATCTTTCTTTAGCCATTTTTTACCTTACTATTCTGATAGTCTGTCCATATTTTTTCACCAACAATATCTTTGCTGCATGTTCCTGTTGATTCACAAATTGGAGGATTGCATTCTGCTTTATCCCAATTTGCTTGATCTTGACATGGGTAGCGGAAGCTACCTTGATAGCCGCATGATGTTAGCGCCAAGGCTAGCAGTACGGCTGATATTGAGGCTATAGTCTTTTTCATATTACTATTATAGCATTTGCGCCCCTGAAAGGAATCGAACCTCTGACGCAGGCCTTAGAAGAGCCTCGCTCTATCCGCTGAGCTACAAGGGCATGAATAAAGGCCAACTTTCGTCAGCCTTTATCCGTAACCATAATCATCCTAAAGTAGCGAGCCCGAATGCGTAGGGGGGTTAGCGCCTACAGGATAATTATATTACATAATTAATTAAAAATCTTTTTAGTTCTCTTAACGCAATTGGGAACTTTTTTGCCACCTTTATTTTTCCAACCAATCATTTCATATCCGTCCCAGCATGGGTTGGCTTTTTCTGTAACGTTGGCATAAAGAGCTTTCATGTGCGCTGTTGCGGCAGTCTTACTAGCATGGCATCCAACCAATTCTCCAGTATCTTCTTTAACTACTGCATAGCCTTTGCATCCAGCAGCACCCTGTTCAACTTTCCAAGGCATAATTACCTCCTAATTATTTGGAATATCTTTTTCAAAATCTGTTGGAATGAGTCCATGTTGTTTTGCAACTTCCATTCCTTCTTCACTTAAAGAAAATGTTGCTTCCAGATTGTCGTCATATTCTACTTTCATAAGCCCAGCTTTATATAAACCAATCAAAGTTTCATCAATATGATTCATGTGTGCAGCCCATAGTTCTGGGGCAAGTTCTTTTGCCGCTTCTGTTATCTGCAAGATGAACTCTCCGCTTTCATCTACGCCAACAACCTCTATAGCGCCTATCTCTATATAACGATCTAAATCTGGCATATTGTTTTCCATTTCTCTCCTTGTGTGGCAAGTAGGACTTGAACCTACGATTGCCGAATTATGAGTTCGGGGCTTTGACCAACTAAGCTATTGCCACGTTGGTACATTATAACGTTTCCGAACTAATATTGTCAATAGATGTTTCTACAACCTGTTGTACATATTCAGAAAAATGTTTTCTAATATTTCCAGCTGGCCTAGAACCAACTTGCTTCCATATCCTAGTATACTCTAATATGTTTGCATATGTAGTTGGACATACCATGATTCCATTAAATTCTCTTAAAACAGTAGGCAATGGGACATGTTTTCCACAGCACTTACACTCTTTTGCTCTTTCTTGATATAGATTTGTCATAGCATCATCATTCTTCCTATTGCATCCTGTAAATCATTTGGCATAGCCTTTGGAGGCTTTATAAGGTTTATTGCCTCTTCTTTTTGCTCACCAAAATCTGCTTTATAACTCATTGATTCATAAGTATGAATCTCTACTTCTTCATTGTTGTCAAACCTGCTCCTGCTAATTGTGTTAAATATTGAACCACAGACAGCATCGGCCAAGTCTTTAGAACCTTTTCTTGGGTGATCTACCTTATCACGCATAATCTTTAACTGCAATAATTCATCGATAAGCAGCGGTATATGTGGCCCGCTCAATCTTTCTTCAAGCACAACCATTGCCATGTCATCGTAATGCTTTTTTGCAACGGATAAAATTTCTGTATTAATTCCATATGTTTTTAATTGCTGCATCATATCGTGAGAATTCCATCTATCAAATGTGCATATTCTAATTCTGAATCCTCTTGTTTTTAACGCAAGGATGTAGTCTTTAACTTCAGTAAAATCAACTGATTTATCTGGAGTTGGTGTCCAGAACCTTACAGCGTCTACTTCTACAACTGGGGCTGGTTGAGAGTATGTATCAGTAACCTTTACGTTTACCCATTTATTAACATGAGACATTGCTACTGCACAATGGTCATGTTTTTGAGCTAGATCAACATGGATAAAGTATTCTTTTTCTGGATCTGGAATAAACCACTCTTCAAGTCTTCCAAAGCTGTCTACTGCAAGATGAGCTTTATTAAAAGCTTTTTCAACCTTTTCTCTTGATTTAAAAAATGCGTCAACCATTTCTGGTGGCATACATGCAAATCTACCAAGGGCATCTAGTCCGTTTTTATAAAAGGGAATCTTAAAATCTTCTAAAGATCTTGTAGGATTAATCTCCCATGTCGGTCTTTTAATTGCAAAAACTTTAGGGACTTTATATGAAATAATGTTATCCTCTTCCCATTCAATTTCAAATTCATTACCCTCAACTCCGTCTGGCAAATCAACGTCCATCTTAAACTTATGTTTTTTAATTATGGTTTCTTTTTCAGCAATGACATTTTCATAAAATTTTTGTATTGGATCTCCCTTAAATCTAGGGAAAGACAAAAGAATTACTTTTCCAAAGTCAGGGAAACGAGAATCTACGGAACCTCTATACATTTCATATATAGCATCAGCAGTTTTTGCTTGGTCATGACCAGTAGTATTTTCAATAGAGAATCCAGAAATTTCATCAAGGACAACTACTATTACGTTATATCCTTCCCATGCTTCTCTTTCTGAGTGTCCAGAATGTACTGTTATGCCTTTATCAAATTTAATTTCAGAAGCTTTTTCTGTATACTTGCCAACAAACCAAGGGGATTTGCTAATTCTTGTTCTAAATCCTTTGAAGAAAACATTGTTTGCCTGTTGTGCGTTAATAGCAATATTTAAAATATCTATTGAGTCGCCAGATGGTTTTCCATAGTATGTAGCAGGATCTTTAAGAGAAAGAAGTAAATAAACTATGTATGCTACAGATATAGTTGAACAATAATCTTTTCCGCTACCCTTACCCAACTGTGCAATAACTTCATTACATGTTTGTTTAAATCTACGCTGCCCCTCTGTCTCTCCAAAAAGTTTTATTAGTGTTGACTCTTTGTAGATCTGGCTGCTCTTCTCAATGAGTGTATACTGGTGCTCCGAAAGTGGAGGGAGGCCAAGGTAATTTGGTGACGTAACAAATGTTCGTAAATCGACTGGTCTTTCATCAAATTCCTCTCCGTCTAGGATATCAATGAGATCATTAAAATTAAGATCCACTGGCTTCCTCTGTATTTATAACTACTGGCTCAACAACTCCTGTTATTTGAGAAAGTCTTTTAGCAACATCCATTTTACACTTAGGACATGATGCCGTAACTTCTTTTAATATGCCAACAAGAATTTCTTGCTTCTTTTCTGTTTCTGCAATTTGCCCAGCAAGTTCTGCGTTATCCAACAAACCAACCTGCTGTAGCATGCCAATTCTTTTTGTTTCTATGTCTGCAATAAGTTTAAGAGAGTTGGCCTTAACATTTAGTTGGCCTTGTCTATCTGCCTCTTCAACGGTGTTCCAGGCTTCTTTAATAAGCATTGCATAATGCTGATCCGCTCCAGAGATAGCTTCTTTTGCACGTTCTCTAGAACTTTGATCATTGTGTACGACATTTTTCCACTCATCAATTAGTTCAACAACTTCTGCCCTTTTAAATCCAGTTATTGTTGCTATCTGAGTTGGATTATTGCCTTTAAGTAGTTCTGAAACTACTTTATTCATGCGATCAAAATGATCAGCTAATTCAATTTCCATATGTATTATTATACTTCTAGTCGACTAAAATATCAACTTGATTTTGATTTGGCAATTTTTAATAGAATTAAATAGCCAATTAAATCATCAATATCATTATCTCCTGGGTAATCCGTACCCTTCATAAGTCTATTTAATTTATCATCTATACGAACATGCAATTGTTCTCTTGGATCCGCCTTTGAAAATATACGAACAGGGTCAAGTGCTGAGTCCCCGTAAGATATATTTTTATCAATAAGCATATGAGCAATCTCATGACATGCTTTCCAAATTCTTGTTCCCGAAGGAGCTGCTGTAGCATGAAGATATAGGTCTTCACAATGAAAATCTTTTACGTCTGCAAATACTGGTTTTAACATTACCGCCTCCTTATTAATCCAAATTGTTCTAGGTATCTTTGTATTGTCATAGCAGAAACTTTACACTCTGCTGCTATTTCTGTAACTGTTTTCTTTTGAACTACATATCTTCTATATAGCCAATCTTTGCTTTGATAAAGTTTCATCGTTCTGTCAACACCGTATTAGAATAGTGGGCAATACCAAAAGCGTCTGCCACATCAAAATCATCTAAAGACAGACTGTATTTTTTATTAAAGTAATCTACAGTCCTTTGTTTTCTGATTTCCCGCATTTTTGCTTTGTACCACGAATCAGCATGTCCTGGATTTTCAAACCTAAGTT